CGCTGGGTGCAAGATCCATCAGCATCAGCACGTTGATACCGTTGTATCGGTTGCCGGTGGTCGCATTCATAGGCCAGCTACCGCCAAGGCCAGAGCCTCGCATGGGGTTGATCCAGTTGGCGTTGCCAGACTCCATCTGGGCTACAATTCGGTCGGTCATTTCTTGATACAAATCACGCATGTCACGTTCTCCAAAAGTTTAAGTTGGGCCTGTCATCATCAGTGCATCGGGGCCAATCGATGCAGACCGCCAGAGGCGGTTTCGACTATGTCTCAAGCACGGCAGCGGGTTCGAGATCCCACTGATCCGCGAGCTTGTAATACATCTTCGCAAGGTGCTTTCGCTTGGAGGCGTTGAAGCCCTCGGTCTCGGCATGGTGGTTGTGGTACACGTCCTCTTCGGCCATGTCTGAGATCGCTTGCAGCACGTCCATTCGGGCCTGCTCCAGCGGGGTGTGGTTGTAAATGTTACGCATGGTTTTCTCCTATTTGCGTGGGGGGTTGGGTTAAAGGTTCTGCTCTCGCATGAATTCCTCAAAATCATTGTGATCTTGATTTTCCATAGCACGTTCTCCGGTTGTGACTTACTCGAAAGCACTAGCCCAATCGCTAGTGCGCTCTGGTAAATCTCACGTTCAAGAATGTTGGCTGGTGTCAGGGTGTCGGGCTGGGAAGTCGTGACCGATATGCCCGTTGCGGTTCGATCTGCATCACTCATTCCCACTCAACCCTAGCCTTCACCACCAGTTTAGTTCTTACCCCGTGAGGGGTTGCAGGTCTCGTTGATATTGTTGGCCTCGTTCCGTTCGTAGTTGACCTCAAAAACTCGCTATCGATATGCCCGTTGCGGGACGATCTGCATAGCACTTCGCCTATCCTGCTCTCAGCACCTTTGACCGGCTGGTAGTCTCTCATTTAAGCCTGTCTTTCAAGGCACCCCGTGAGGGGCTGGGCGGGATTCGGGCGGCTTGCGCCCCAGCTCCCCGTCGCTGATGTCAAGAATGTCTCACATATCACGACCAACGTATAGTGTAGATTTGCGCTAGGGTTATATTCCTGTTGGTCATAGGTCGGGGGTCGTAGGTCATGGGCTGGTGGGGTGACGTAGGGCGGATAGAATGACCAGTACTATATAGGCGGGAAAAAGGGCGCAATGGATAAGCTCACACCGAAACAAGAACGGTTCGCGCAGCTAGTGGCTGGGGGTAGCAGTCAGGCTGATGCTTACCGTGAGGCATTCAATAGCAAGGGCAAGGACTCCACGGTTCACAGTGAAGCGTCGCGGCTTATGAAAGACCCCAAGATTTCCGCAAGGGTAGATGCACTAATTGCACTGAAAGAGCGAGCGATCCAACGAAAGGCGGTCTCGGACAGAGAATTGGTTGTCGGCAAGCTGCGGCGATGGGTAGAGGATGGCATCGATCCAACGACAGGCGACGAGCCGACCAACGCTCAACTGGCAGCCGCTCAATTGCTAGGCCGGACTGTTGCATTGTTCAGCGACAAGCAAGTAGTCGAAAAGGTAGAACGGTCACCGGACGAGATCGCTGCCGAGATCGAGAGACGATTAGCATCAGCGGCAGACGACCAACCGCTTCACTAAAGCTAACGGTTAACGTAAGACGCACAACGAATCACAACGGTTAGAATGAGGGGTCTTTTTTTGAGAGGATCGCGCAAATCACGCACACCCCCACCCCCCCTAATACGTGCGAGCGCGTCACCATATATACATAGTGAAACGCTCAAACGATTACCCCTTTTTTCTGACAGATAGCACAACGCACAACGAAGAACCCCTTTTTTGTGTGGCACAAAGGCTAGGAGTCCCAGAGCCAAAAAAAATTCTAAAAAAATTGACGTACTTTTTTGTTGACATTCTTTGTCAAGGTCTTCAGTCTGCTAGAATCACCAAAGGTGACATAGAACGTTCTACAGGTTGAACGTTCATTCGCCCCTCCGGGGTACTACGGGGCTTTAGGTTATCGTTCTGAATTAACGTTCTACAGAAGAACGTTCTATCTTAGAACGTTCTATGGACTTACATGTCAAAAAGAATCGACAAAGATTTGCTCAAAGGAGTGACTGATCTTCCGCTAGAAGAGCAGAAAGAGATCCTAGAGCTTCTTGAAGCCTTAGAAGAAACAGAGAAGAAAGAACGTGCCCGTGAAGAGTTCATGGGATTTGTGAATTACGTGTGGCCTGCCTTTATCGAAGGACGGCACCACAAGATAATGGCTGATGCTTTCGAGCGTGTAGCTAGAGGGGAATTGAAGCGGCTTATCATCAATATGCCGCCCAGACACACGAAGTCCGAGTTTGCTTCGTATCTACTGCCAGCATGGTTCCTTGGCAAATACCCCGAAAAGAAGATTATCCAAACGGCGCATACCGCCGAGTTGTCTGTAGGTTTTGGTCGTAAGGTTCGTAACCTTGTCGATGCCGAGGACTACAAGACCGTATTCCCCGACTTAGGTTTGAGATCTGACTCAAAGGCTGCTGGTCGATGGAGTACCAGTAAGAACGGCGAATACTTCGCTATCGGTGTTGGTGGTGCGGTCACTGGTAAAGGTGCCGATCTGCTGATCATCGATGACCCGCATTCTGAGCAAGAAGGCCAGAGTGCAGATCCCGGCGTGTTTGATCGGGTGTATGAGTGGTATACCTCTGGGCCTCGACAGCGTTTGCAGCCGGGGGGAGCCATCATTGTGGTTATGACCCGATGGCACAAACGTGATTTGACGGGACAGATCATCAAATCATCCGTTCAACGGGCAGGTACCGATGAATGGGAGGTGATTGAGTTCCCAGCGATCATGCCATCTGGCAAGGCGCTATGGCCTGAGTTCTGGTCTCTGGAGGAGCTAACCTCCCTACAGAACGAACTACCGGCACCCAAATGGAATGCCCAGTACCAGCAGAACCCTACCTCCGAAGAAGGGGCGCTGGTCAAGAGGGATTGGTGGCGACGATGGGACAGTGATCGTCCTCCGCCGTGTGAATTTATAATTCAGTCGTGGGATACGGCGTTCTTGAAGACGCAGCGTTCCGACTTCTCTGCCTGCACTACGTGGGGCGTTTTCTACAAGCCCGACGATGATGGCGTTACCCAGCCGAATATCATACTACTGGATGCCCACAAAGAGCGTCTTGAGTTCCCAGAACTGAAGAAAGCGGCAATGGAGTTCTATAACGACTGGCAACCTGATGCCACTATCGTGGAAGCCAAGGCTGCGGGAACCCCGCTGATCTTTGAGCTACGAGCGATGGGTATCCCGGTTGCGGAGTACACCCCGTCCAGAGGTAACGACAAGATCAGTCGTGTGAATGCGGTCTCAGACCTGTTTGCATCTGGCATTGTATGGGCACCCGGAACGAGGTTTGCCGAGGAAGTGATCGAAGAGTTCGCTGCTTTCCCGGCTGGTGACCACGATGACCTTGTTGACTCATCGACACAGGCACTGCTCAGGTTCCGCCAAGGCGGGTTCTTGAGGCTAAACTCCGATGAAGAGGATGAGCCTCACTACCCCAGAAGGGCTTCGTACTATTGATTGAAGTCAAAGGGTACATGATTGATACGGTGTTGAAGCCGTTCTTCCGAAGGTTCTCCACCTTTGGCGACAAGGTATTCTTTGAGAATAAGGACTTTCCGTTCACTGATGTTCTCGAAGAGAACTACGACGTGATCAAGGCTGAGTTCGAGCGGATGCAGGATCGGCTCAATGAGTTTGCTCCGTTCCAAGAGATCAGCCCAGATCAGACGTTCATCTCAAACGATGACAAGTGGAAGATGTTCTTCCTCAAGGCAGGGAATGTGCGGTTCGAGAGGAACTGCCAAGAGTTCCCAGAGACCATGAGAATCCTAGATTCAGAGAAGAATGTAGTATCTGCCTACTTCTCTGTGATCGGGCCAAAGAAAATGCTGATGCCACACAATGGGCCGTGGTGTGGCGTTCTAAGAATTCACATGGGAATACAGGTTCCAACCGATGGGAAGGGCTGTGTTCTTGTTGTAGATCAGAAAGAGTATCGGTGGCAAGAGGGCAAGGCCGTAGTGTTTGATGACACATACGAGCATTTTGCCGTGAACATGACCAACGGATATCGTATAGTGTTGTTTCTGGATTACCTGAGACCACTGCCTATGCCGTTGAGATGGGTTAACCGATTTGTTTTGTACATCGCTAGATTCCTGCCTTACTTCAAAGAGCCTATTCGTAGGCACAAGAAGTGGGAGGAAAGGTTCTACGGAGACTCTGCGTAATGGCATATCTCCAAAGCAACATCCCATACTTCAAATGCTGGGTACGGCGCGAGTACACATACAACCACCGCAAGTATCACGGAGAGTTTCTCCACGCGATGGCGATAGCGGTAACGACTATGCCGTGCAGGAGCTTGAGCTTTCAGGTGATATTTACCGGCGCAGAGACATACGACACCGACGAGCCTAATGTTCACGGTGGCGCGATGTGGGCACGTATGCCTTTGACCGCGCTAGTTGGCGACACGCCTCTTGAGGAGTGGCCTGAACCGATGCCGACATGGGCTGCCCAGCCGTGGGATTGCAGTTCGAGAGATCATTCTGTGTATGTCTTAGATCGTTGTACGCCGTGCCCGTGGCTTGCTAAGATCGACGGCAAGATGTACCCAGCAAAGTATTTGTTTACCGTGGATTACACGGACAATGAAATAGCTGATGACCCAGCGCAACACAAGCAGAGTCATGTGATGGAGCTTTTAGATGCTGGGAAGTGGACTGGAAATATCGTTGCTTTACCGAATAATAGGGTTAGAGTGACTCATCCAGCATGGTTTGAGACTGGGGAAGGTGCCCCGGACTTCAGGCCATCGCAGCACATCCACTACAGCAAGTCGGACTTGGATTACACGTTAGACGTAAATCAGGTTTTTGATAATCTTTACTCAAAGGATGACCATGAAGAAGACTAAAGGATATATGGCTGGCGGGAAGATGAAGACCAAAGGCTACAAAGCTGGCGGCAAGCTGCCTATGGTTGAGAAGGGCGGAAAGATGGTTCCCTTCTACGCTGCTGATGGCGAAGGCAAGATGTCTGGCGGCGGTAAGGTGCGAATGAGCACAAAGCTGATGGCTAACGGTGGCCCGACTATGCTGAACAAAAAGGAAGGCGGTAACGTCAGTATGCGTGGAAACGGCAGTGCTCGTACACGAGACTTTGGTAAGAACGGCTAAATGGCAATTGACCGCCCTCTGGCGACTCCAGAGCAAAGCATATTTTCGCAAGGTCAGGACGGTGAGCCTGACCTAGAGATTGAGATTGTCAATCCAGAGGCTGTTTCTATTGAAACAGAGGATGGGGGTATGATCTTCGACTTTGATCCTCAGGATTCCCTGACGGGCATGATCCCTCATGACGCCAACCTTGCCGAGTATATCGACGATAGTGAGCTACAAGGGATTGCCACTGACCTAGTGGGGCAGTACAAGTCTGACAAAGAAAGCCGTTCAGACTGGGAGCGCACGTACATTGAAGGCTTGGATCTACTAGGACTCAAGCATGAAGACCGCACCACCCCTTGGGATGGCGCTTGCGGCGTGTTTCATCCGCTTTTGACGGAAGCGGTTATCCGCTTTCAGTCACAATCTATCCAAGAGTTGTTCCCTGCCGCTGGCCCAGCCAAGACTTCTGTTGTTGGTTTGGTTACTGATGAGAAGGAGGATCAGGCCCAAAGGGTTCAGGACTATCTGAACTACTTGCTGACTGAAAGAATGAGCGAGTATCGCACTGAGACAGAGAGGCTTTTGTTCTCTTTACCGCTTGCCGGTTCCGCGTTCCGCAAGATTTATTACGATCCAAACATGAGCAGACCTTGCAGCATGTTTGTACCAGCAGAAGACTTCGTTGTTAGCTACGGAGCTTCGGACTTGCAGACCTGTGAGAGGGCTACGCATGTTATGCGTCGTAGCGCAAACGAGGTACGCAAGCTTCAAGTTGCTGGATTTTACTCGGATGTGGATTTACCGGCACCCTCTCCCGACTACGATGACATAGAAAAGAAGTACAACGAGCTTACTGGCGACTCAGCCAACTATGATCTCGACTATCGTCATGTCTTGTTGGAGATGAATGTTCATTTAGACCTTCCCGGCTTTGAAGATACCGTGAAGGGTGAGCAGACAGGCATCATGTTGCCGTATGTTGTGACGATTGATTTGTCTTCTCGCACCATTTTGTCCATTCGACGTAACTGGTACGAGTCAGATGAGCAGAAAATGGCTCGTCAGCACTTCGTTCACTACCAGTATATGCCCGGATTGGGCTTCTATGGCTTCGGTTTGCTCCACATGATTGGTGGATTGGCTAAATCTGCCACCTCTTTGCTGCGACAACTGGTCGATGCAGGCACTTTGGCTAACCTTCCGGGTGGTTTGAAGGCCCGTGGGCTGCGAATCAAGGGTGATGACACCCCAATTATGCCCGGAGAGTTCCGCGATGTGGACGTTCCCGGCGGAAGCATAGGCGAAAACATCAGTTTCTTACCCTACAAGGAGCCAAGCACGGTTTTGTACCAGCTTATGGGCGACATTGTAGAGGAAGGGCGGCGTTTTGCGTCCGCTGCTGACGTAAAAGCGTCCGACATGAACGCTGAAGCGCCGGTTGGCACCACGTTAGCCATACTTGAGCGGTCAATGAAGGTCATGAGCGCCGTTCAAGCGCGGTTACACGCCTCCATGAGGGCGGAACTGCGGCTTTTATCAAATGTTGTGCGCGATTTTGGGCCTGAAACGTACCCATACGACGAAAACAAGGAGCCATTGGTGGCTTCTGACTTCGATGACAGGGTAGATATCATCCCGGTCAGCGATCCTAACGCAGGAACGATGGCTCAACGGATTATGCAGTACCAAGCTGCACTGCAACTAGCGCAACAAGCGCCTCAGATGTACGACATGCCGCAATTGCACCGGCAAATGCTAGAAATCCTGAACATTCGGGACGCAGAGAAGCTTGTTCCTGTCGATGATGACATGACTCCAGTCGATCCGATCACTGAGAACATGAATATCATCAACGGCAAGCCGGTGAAGGCGTTTGTTTACCAAGATCACGAGTCCCACATCATGGCACACAAGGCTATGTTGGAAGACCCCAAGGTCATGGAGCTTATGGCGCAAAGCCCCAACGCAGAGTCGGCGGCGGCAGAGATGGCTGCCCACGTACAGGAGCATTTGGCGTTCCAGTACAGACTACAGATCGAAAAAGAGCTTGGATTCGAGCTACCGGGGCCAGAAGAGCCGCTGCCTGAGGATATTGAGTACCGTATCTCTAGGCTTGCAGGACTTGCAGCGGATCAACTCAAAGGCAGGAACCAGCAAGAGGCGCAAGCTGCGGAACAGCAACAGCAGGCAGAAGATCCCATCCTCCAGATGCAGCAAAAAGAGTTGCAGATCAAGGAGATGGAGGCCCAGCGTAGAATGCAGGCTGATATGGGTAGGCTTGAGCTTGATCAGCAGAAGGCTGCTGTTAAGGCAGAGCTTGATCGTATGCGGCTAGAGCAACAGAAAGATATCGAAGACAAGCGAATCGCGGTCAAGCTGGCTCAAGACGAGACCATGCAGCAGATCGAAGGATTCAAGATTGGCGTTGATTTAGTGCAGGATGCGCTTGATGACAAGTAGTTCTCAGAACGTATTCCAGTACATGCAGGGCAACCTGCGCGAAAAAATGAACGAATATGCAGACTTTATAAGCGGTGGCGCGTGTAAAGACTACAGTGAGTACACCAAGTTGTGTGGAATCATTGAAGGTTTAGCTATCGCTGAGAGAGAGATTCTAGACTTGGCTGAAAAGTACGAGTCTGAATAACGTTACATTAGGTAACGCAAGCGACTCTGGACGCTAACTTCCAGTGCGAAAGGAAAACTAATGTCTGAAGCATTAGAAGATATCGGGGTTGATAAAGAATCCCGCAAGGCTAATCAGTTGCCTGAGCCGCAAGGCTACAAACTGTTAATTGCTTTACCCGACCCCGACGAAAAAACTGAGGGTGGCATCCTGAAGGCTGCTAGTACTCTGCACGATGAAGAAGTAGGGTCTATTGTCGGCATGGTTCTCAAGATGGGAGCAGATGCTTACAATGACCCTAGTCGGTTCCCCAACGGCCCTTACTGTCAAGAGGGCGACTGGATAATCATGCGCTCCTACTCTGGAACTAGGTTCAAAGTTCATGGGAAAGAGTTCCGGTTAATCAACGATGACTCTGTAGAGGCCGTCGTAGAAGATCCAAGGGGGATTATTAAGGTATGAGCGAAGCAGAAATGGACGTACAACCAGAACAGCCCATGAGTTCTGAGGACAAGTTCTTCGGTGTAAAGACGCAGATTGGTAAAAAATCAAGTGAGTCTGTCGAAGAGCAGGGTGAGTTCGAGCTAGAGGTCATCGATGAGCGACCTGAAGAAGATCGCAGGCCGCCAAAGGCAGAGGCTGCGGATACTGCTGTCGATGTTGACGATGATGATGAAGAGCTTGCTGGATACAGCGATAAGGTACAGAAGCGAATCAATAAGCTTC